ACAACCGCTATTGATATTCCTGCTTTCACTGGAACAGTCACAACCACATTCGCTAATGACGACTACTTCCAGCCGTTCGTAGCAGTCAACTACATTATTAAGCACGACTACGTTTAGGAGCCAGCCATGATGAGTATTAAAGTTGCCAAAGACATTATGGGCCGCATGATTGCCCTGTTCCTTGTCTCCTCACTCGGCATCATCACCGGTTCCAGTGTCATCAACGCCATCAACCCTGAACAGCAGATGCCGTTGTGGTACGCCGCAGCCCTAGCCGGTTTCACCGCCGTAGCAAACGTGCTGACAAAGCTGGCACAGGCATCGCTTGATGGCAAGTTGACCGCCGATGAGGTGGACGAAGCGTTCGGTGTGAAGTCTGAGACTCGTGCCGCTGTGAACGAAGCGAAGGGCGCATCCGAAGCACCCGTTGAAACACCGGAAAGTTAGGTTACTGCTACTGGCTGTGCCAGTGGTTGTAGCATTAGCAGGTCGTGTTTCTGCCGATAGTGTTCGTGTCACAGGACCAACTGATTATTGGTTTCATTACACCGAGCAACGAGTTTTTAGTGCTCGCACATTTTCTGTTGATGGACACTGGTCAGACCCGATGCTCTGGTTATTCACGGCAGACGGCGTTTTGCTTGCGCAGAACGACGACTGGTACGGACTCCAATCACGATTAGAAGTACCGTTGCAAGCAGGTTCATACCGGCTGCGAGCAGGTGTGTGTTGCGGGAACCCTGACCAGTGGTGGCAGGGTGTGCAGTATGACCTGTGGACCGCTGACGTTGCCGTGGCAGTGACATCCACCACAGTTGAATCGACAACCACTGAACCGTCCACCACGACCACAGTCCAAACCACCACCACCGAAGTTGCATCAACCACAACTTCCGTTGACGTGACGACAACCACCGTTGAACCCTCAACGACATCAACGTCCGTCGTTCAACCCACAACAACCGAGTCATCAACAACTACTTCGACCGTTCCAGTGCCCACCACAACAGTGCCACCAGAAACGGTCCCAGATACCACAGCACAGCTTGAGACTACGACGACTAGCACCCCGAATACCACGACTACTGTGAGTGTTGTTACGACCACAACCAGTGCTCCTCCGGTACCTACCGCCACGACCACCACCACAGTCCCGCCATTGCCCACTGTGACGACCACCACGACGACCACCACCACAACCTTGCCGGTCACCACCACCACATTTAGTCGGGCTGTAGAACCGATTGTGGAGCCTGAACAGATTGCCGAGTTAGTAGACGAACTGGACACCCTCACCGAAGAAGAACTGGTCACAGTGGTAGCCGCCCTGAATGAAGCACCAACTGAGATTCGCAAACAGTTTGAAACCCAGGTGAACGTGTACTCCGGCAAGTTTGACTCATATGTGCCAGCCGGTTCCAAAGTTCCCGTGTCGGAACGCCGTGTCCTTGTCGCCTTCGCCGGTACCGCTCTCGCCTCAGCGGGGGCTGTCCGACGCAAAATGTAGGATGGTTGACTAATGAACAAATGGGTCGCACCAATAACGTCGATGCTCATGTGGGCGGCAGGGACCGCCCTTGTGGTCATCACGCTGTCCGGTGAGGTTCGCGCACAAGCCCTGTGGATTTCCGCAGCAGCTCTCATCGTGAACCTTGTTGCGATTTTCTTTGAAGTAACAGGAGATGATGACGATGCGTAAATACACCGGAACCAGCGACGGAGCGGCCCAAGCGAAGCGGGCAGGGACCGAGAAGTTGCAGCAACTGTTGTGCAAGAAGTTCGGAGCCAAGTCCCTCGGTACATATGTGGTGCGCAACATGAGAGGCTCCAATAATCTGAGTGTTCACGCCACGGGTCGAGCAGCAGATATTCAGGGTCCGAACCGTCGTGCCACATTGGACATCATTGAGTTTTTGGAAGCAAACGCTGAGAAGTTCCTGATTGAAGAAATCCACGACTACGCCCATGACCCAGATGGCAAAGGTCCAGGCAAGGCGTGGGGCCGTGGGTGGAGATGTAGTCGCAAGGAGTTGGGCGGCAAGGCTGGCTGGAAGATTTGGGATGCGAAAGACAACGGCGGGTCGCCTGGTGCGGCGTGGTGCCATTGGGAGATTTCCCCAAAGTTGGCAGACAACCCACACGCAGTCGTTGCAATATGGAAAGAAGTTGTTGGAGCTGAGTAATGGAAGCGGTCACGGTTGCGGTGATTACCGCTGTTGGTGCGGTGCTCGCAGCTCTCGTTCAAGCACTTCGTAAGGAAAACCGTGAGGACCACGCCATTGTCTCGGACGCTTTGAACCGCATCGAAAACAAGGTTGACGGGCACATCCGTGACCATGTGCGGGGTGACGTGTAACTGTGCTACCGTCACGCCCCTTATGACGGTTCGTGTGCTCCTCCAAATCAGAACATTTCTTCAAAGGGTTGTGGCTAAAGGCCCAGAGGAACAAGCCCTTGTGGAGTGTGTCGAAGCGATAGACCAAGCCATTGAGCAGGTTCGTCGCAAACAGAAAGTCGCCTAGTAGGGTGTGACCTATGGCAAGGGTTGACCTCCCATATCCCATCGTCCTAGTTGAGTGGGCTGACGCCCACACCAGCGAGGCTGGCTGGCAAAGCCTTGAGGAGCTGGAGGATGACGGTGAGTGCATTGTGCAAACCGTCGGGTTTCTGATACCGGAAACAGACCCAGGTGCCAAAGCGAACCATGTCTCGTTGTGGCAAACCCTGTGTCAAGGTGAAGGTATCCACGCGATGTACATACCAAGCGGCATGGTGCGTCGCATTATGGTACTGACACCGACGTTAGATAATGCTTGACTCTGATACACCCCGTCGTTAGGGTGTAATCAAAGCCCAAAACAAAGGAAGGGAAACATGGCAACAAGCCGAAAGAAGAACAACGCCGGACCTGTGCGTTACAGACTGTCTAAACCTGAACACGGTGGACAGGACTGGTTGAACATCCGCTACCAAGACGAGGAGGGTCGACGCAGAATCTCAGCATCAGCTGCCGCTGCAATCTACGACCGTCACCCGTTCGTACCAGCAGACCAGTACGCAGCCGAGATGCTGTCCGGTGTTGCACCTGTCCCAACCGAACCAACATGGGCGATGACACGTGGCAACGACCTTGAACCTTTGTGCATCAAATGGGCAAACGACCGTCTCGGTGTGAACTACCACACCCCTGAGGAACTGTTCTGCTACGACGACCACGACCGCGCCATCCGTCTCATCTCCACACTTGACGGTTTCTGGGAAGCGGAACACGAACGCAAAGTGTTGGAAATCAAAACAATGAACCGGCAATGGTCCGGCGAACTACCTGACTACTGGCGTATGCAAGGAATACAACAGGCCATCTGCGCAGACGTTGACCTTGTGACATGGGCAGTGTTTGATTCATCGTTGCAACTGCACATTCATCAGCAACCAGTAACCGATGATGACAAGGAAGGCCACCTGAAAGCGGCATCGCAGTGGTTGTCAGCAATCGACTTGGGCATGACCCCTTCGGGTGTTGAGTGGTCGTTCTCCACCATCCAAACCAGATACCCAGAACCACTTGATGATGATGTGGTGGAAGTGGACGGTGAGTACCAGGATTTGATTGACCAGTTTAAGCACGTCAAATCGGAACTGAAATCGTATCAGGAACTTGAGGACCAGTTGAAGGCTCGTATCTGCGAGGCGATTGGTGAACACTCAGCACTATCAGTGAACGGCACCGTTGTTGCCACCTGGAAAGCGCAGGCTCGTTCATCGTTTGACAGTAAGTCATTCAAAGCTGACCACCCTGAGTTGGCTGACAAGTACCAAAGGACCGTCACAGTTAGAACACTGCTTTTGAAAGGAGCGAAGTGATGGATAATGCAAACACAGAGAAACTGAAACTTGTACTGGAAAAGTACGGGGTTCCCGACCCGAAGATTGTCGGCAAACTACCGAAAGGCGGGATGCAGCTTGATTATGTGTCTCATGCGGAAATCACCCGCATCCTTCTGGAAGTGGACCCGCACTGGCGTTGGGTTCCTATTGCATGGGATAACGGGCGTCCGGCTGTTCATGTGGAGAACGGCATCGCCACGATGTGGGGCGAACTCACCATTCTCGGCCAGTCACGTCTCGGTGTTGGGTCTGTTCGTGCAGACAAACAAGAGTTGGACAAGGAACTTGTCGGTGATTTTTTGAGGAACGCTGCGATGCGGTTCGGTATCGCTTTGAGCCTCTGGTCGAAGCAGGAGTGGGATGACACGGGCGAGTCACCCACTCCTGCCTCCCCTCGCATCAACGCTGGTAGCAAAGTAGCGAAAGCATCGAGCCGGTTAGCAGCCAAAGCAGTTGAGGTGGCAAACGAACCATCGTTCCTATCTAACGCTCAGGTTGCACAGTTTGAGGGGGCGTGTGTGAAATCCAAGTTGGACCCGAACACTGTCGCCGAGCGAGCTGGTGTCACTTGGGGTGAACCAATCCCTTCTGAGAAGTTGAACGACCTCAGGTTGGCGTACAAGGAGATGACTCAATGAGTGCATCACGCAGCAAAGGCACCTCGTTTGAAACACTTATTGTCCGGTACCTGCAATCACGTGGGTGGACACACGCTGAACGGCGAGCGTTATACGGGTCAGTTGACAAAGGTGACATCACTGGCACAGGCCCGTTGGTGTGGGAGTGCAAAAACCACAAGACACTTGACCTGTCAACGTGGCTTCGTCAAACCGAAACGGAACGGCAGAACGCTGACGCGAACCACGGGATTCTGGTGGTGAAACGTCGCTCATACGGCGACCCTGCTGACCAGTACGCGGTGATGCGGTTGGAAGATTTGGTGAACCTGTTGAAAGAAGCTGGTTATGTCCCCGAATGAAACAGTGGATATCGCACGGGCCTTGTATGAGTGCCTGGTCACACGGGTGTTCGGCAACGAACTTGAACGGTCATCAGAGTTAACCGACCAGGAACGGGAAGCAATCGATGCGTATTTGGACGCGACTGCAACGGAGGACGCAGATGATGGACTTGACAATTAGTTTGCTGTTTCTTACCTCGCTGGGTATTTGCATGCTGGTGTGGTTTGATTTTCTGACGAGGCGTATCGCCCGCCGTAAGCGTCACGAACGTATCTGGCACCCATCGAAAGGGGAGAAGTGGTGAGCGGAGCAGACCCGATTTGGGAGCATTACGCCCGTGATGGTGGCGTGTTCCAATCACATGACGAACCGAACTACATCACGCAGCAGTACATCAAACACCTTGAAGGTGAGGTGCAGAAGTGGCGGAAGATTGCGGAACGTCTTGCTGGTTGGGGGTCGTTCACTGGTGAAGCGGAGGTGGCGTTGTATGAGTACCGTCAGGCGGTTGGCAATGACTGATGACATTGTGACCCGACTTCGAAAACAATTTCGTAACGAGTTCGTCATTGACCATCCACGTATGGTCCGTGTTCCAACTCTTTATGAAGAAGCCGCTGATGAAATTGCAAAGTTGCGTTACCAGATACACAACTATCGAAATGCGTTGTGCGCAATCGAGTATGTCGTTTCCGAAGAAAGACGCAAATTGGAAGAAGCCGCAGATGAATGGTGGGAAGTGGTAGAAGATGAGCAATCCGCCCTGTGAATGGTGCGGGGAAACGCTTGGCACACAACACCTGACACTTAACGGGGAGCGTTATGTCATCACCGTGTCCTACGTTGAATCAGACGGCTACCTGTTCTGCATACCATGCCACAAGGAGGCATCACAATGACCGGATTGTTCATGGCCGTGCTCGGTTTCGTAGCCGGACTTTGCCTGTCCCATTACTATCGATGAGCTACCAACCAAGTCACGACATTGATGGACCTAACTTCCAACGCGACCTAGCGTTCGGTTTGGAAGGGGAACAAATCATCCGTGACTTCCTTGAAGCACTTGACGGTGGCAAGTTTGAAGTGAAATATGACCGCTATCGCAACGGGCGTATGGCTGTGGAAACAGAACAGAACCCACGCGACGAAGGTTGGAAACTGTCAGGTATCAACGTCACTGAAGCTGATTGGTGGGTGTACTTGTTTGCACCAGGGTCGTTCATCATAGTCGAAGTGGCGCGACTGAAACGGTACCTGCGAGCCAACTACAGTCTGTTAACGAAACGCACTTTTGCTGCTAAAAGCGACAACCCAGCAAAGGGTTTCGTGCTAATGCCCAACCAAGTGCAAGACCTGATGACCAACGAACTGTACGACTAGACTCATCTAATCCGTTGAAAGGAGAACTATGAACCCTGCTTGACCTGTCCCTCAAACAAGGAGTTTCCATGCGCAAAGTCGCCCTCACCGCATTGTTTTTATCACTACTAGCACCAGCCACACCGGTCATGGCTGACGAAAAACCACCGGTTCTACAGAAAGGGAAACCGAACGCGCTGCTTGAACTGTACGTTCAACAGAAAGACCGGCGCACCCCACCACTCGCATATTGGGCAGCTGTGTCCATCTGTGAAGTGAACGGCAACTGGCAAGACCGTGGAACCTGGGCTGGAGGTCTAGGCATCTACACGAAAGGCCGGTTCCGTGACAGCAACATGGGAACCTGGGAGCGGTTCGGTGGCGAACAGTTCGCATCACACCCCGCCAAAGCAACCATCATCGAGCAGGTTGTGGTTGCGAACCGCATTGCCGTGTTCGGATGGTCCACATTGGTGAAACGTAAAGACGGGTCACTGTACGTGTGGGACAGACCAGCTGTTGGGTTGAACGGTTGGGGCTGTATCAAAAACCAAAAGCATCTTGACATCAAACGGTGGATGAAGGTACCCTAAGCAGATGCCATCGAAGGGTATGTCTTTGAAACGGGTTTGGGTTTGCCCGCATTGCGGTGCGACCCTAGAAACATTCGTCACTATGACGTATGCGCCAACACATTCATGTCCCAAGAAGGCTGCAAGAACAATCCCGTTACAGGAGAAAACAAAATGAGCAACAACATCACTGTTGTAGGAAACGTGGGTCAGCAACCAGAGTTGCGTGTCACCCCATCAAACATGGCGGTGCTTGAGTTCACCGTCGCATCCACCACCGGTAAAGATGAGAAGAAGAAAACCACCTGGTTCACTGTTGTCGCGTTCGGCAAAACAGCTGAGAACGCAGCCGCGTCACTCAACAAAGGTGACACCGTCATTGTGGTCGGTCGAATGGAAACCGACGAGTACAAGAAGAAGGACGGCACACAGGGCAAGTTCACGAAGGTTGTCGCTGACGACATCGGTTGCTCGGTTCGTTGGGATGTGTGGTTGAAGGACCGTTCACAGCAGACCATGAACCAGGTCGCTGCGAAGGTTGGTCGCACGTTGACCGATGAGGAACCGTTCTGAGATGACGGTGTTGAAGGGTGCAGAGATTCTGCATGAAGCACACGACCTGATTACTGGTCCTCGTCAAACCCAATACGCTCACCCTGCTGAGGATTACAGCAAGGTGGTTGACATCTTCTTCGGGTTGACCGGTGTTGAGTTGACCGTGCAGGAAGCGTTGTGTTTCATGGTGGCAGTGAAGATGGCACGGTTGCGCACGGCACGTGAACGTGGCACATGGCATCACGATTCGTTGGTGGACGCCATCGGGTATCTCGGTTGCATGAACATGGTCCATGTTGAGGAGTGATACCTACGACGGGTCACCAGGTTTCTGTGAGCATTGCTGGACCGTCTCAGATGTGCTGAAATACTGGCAAGAATGGGAAACAATCGGGTGCGTGTGCTGGTGCCACAACAAACCGAAACCAGAACCAAAGAAAGGGAAGAAAAAGAAATGAAGTTTGCATACGCAGACCCGCCATATCTAGGTAATGGCAAAAGGCGGTACGCGCCTTTCCATCCTGACGCCTCGGATTACGACCAAGTTGAAACCCATCTCGTTTTACTGCAACGTCTCATTGATGAGTACCCTGATGGGTGGGCATTATCATGCAACCCGAAAGACCTTCGATGGGTTCTCCCTGCGTTACCAGAAAACGTAAGGGTTTGTGCATGGACCAAAACCTTTCACCAAATACGAGTCAACGTATCCGTTCAGTACGCCTGGGAACCAGTGGTGATTGGGGGGGGAGAGACATGAGACACCGCCGACCAATGACCCGCGACTGGATGGCTTGTCCTATCGCAATGCGCAAAGGATTACCAGGTGCTAAACCAGCAAAGTTTTAT